AACTAGACAGAGGATGCTGGGTTGACCAAGGTGTCTTTGATTTTCCAACTTCAGCAGATAACGCTGGGTTTATCTATCAGCACGAATCAACTGTATTAGGTAACTCACCTAATTTAGGCTCTGCTGTTCCATATGCGACCTCTGGGCCGATTGAAATAGGCAATGGTGACAATTATGTCCAATGCAATCAAATACTTCCAGACGAAGAAGCTAATACACTTCCAGGTGTCACCCTTAGTTTCAAAGGTAAATTTACTCCACTAGGCCCTGAAACGGACTTTGGATCATTTACTTTTGAAAGTGATGGTTATACCGATGCTAGGTTTACTGCAAGACAAGTCTCAATGACAGTCACAGGCAGTACCACACAAGATTTCCAAGTAGGAAAGATTAGATTAGATGTACGCAACAGAGGTAGAAGATAATGGATTTATCCTCACAAAGACAGTACATACAAAGGGCAACCAATGTTAAGTATTCTTTTACAGCTACCACACAGCAAACTATCTATACAGCACCTAGTGGTGGTGATTTTGATTTTGCAATCATCAAGGGTTTCATAGCTTGTGACCATGATAATCAACAAACCAATTTAGATGTATCTATAACAGATACCAGCTCTAATGAGTTTTTTATTTATAAGCAACATAACATAGCGGCACACGCTACCGAAGAATTACAAACCAATGCTGGAATTATTTTGCAACAAGGCGAAATAATAAAAGCACAGGTTAATCATGTAAACATACACTTGGTTTTAAGTATTATTGAATATGGAAAAGGCGACTAATAAAGTCACACCGATTAAAAAACAACCCGAAGAATGGGAAGTTCAATGGGAACGCTGTAAGCCATATATAGCAAAAGCTATCAAACATCAAGATTCCTATACAATAGACGATATAGAGGATAAAATAAGACATGGAATATTCCATTTATGGCCAGCTGAGAAGTCGGCTATGATAACTGAATTTGTAGTATTCCCCCAAAACACAGCAATGAACTTGCTGTTTTGTGGTGGTGATTACAAGGAGTTAGAGGATATGTTGCCATCCTTAGAGGCATTTGCAAAAGCCGCTGGTTGTAAAAGATTATATGGTGGCGGTAGAAAAGGATGGTTAAAAAAAATAAGTCATTTAGGCTTTAAATCAGAACATTTAATTAGCAAAGAATTATGAGCAAAGGATCAACTACATCAACCCAACAAATGCCAGAATGGCAAAAACAAATGTATGAAGAGGCTTATGGTCTTGGTAAGGAAGTTTCACAACAACCATTTATACCATACACAGGCGCACAAGTTGCTGGTTTTAATCCAGATCAGCTAAGACAATTTGAAGCCACCCGAGGAATACTTGGCTCTGCTCAACAGTATGATCCACGCGCTGGTTTACAAGCATTGGCTACCGCGCCCACGCCAACTATTAGCCCGGTAACAGGCAGAACTGCACAAATCGGTCAAGTTGGAACTCCGCAAGCTGCAACCATACAGGGTATTCAAGGGCCACAAGCAGCCCAAATAGGCGGTGTACAAGCACCTCAGTTTAGAGGTTTATTAAGTCAAGACATAGGAGCATATCAATCACCTTACCAACAGCAAGTCATAGATCAGTCTATGGCTGATATTCAAAGGCAGGCTGATATAGCTAGAGGACAATCACAATCCCGGGCAATTGGTGCAGGAGCATTTGGTGGTTCAAGGTCTGCTTTACTAGAGGGTGAATCACAAAGACCATTTATAGAACAAATGGCTAGAACATCCGCTGGTTTAAGGCAGTCTGGATTTGAGCAAGCACAACAGGCTGCTCAATCTGATTTAGCCAGACAACAACAGCTTGGTATGTTTGGAGCTGAACAACAACAACAACGTGCATTAGAACAAGCTAGATTGGGCCAACAAGCAGGTTTAACTGGTTACGAGGGCGATTTACAGCGTTTTATGCAACAAGCAAAAATGCAACAAGAGGCAGGTTTATTAGGATCACAACAAGAACAGGCGCGTGCGCTAGAGCAGGCGAGGTTGGGGCAACAAACTGGTATGGCAGAATTAGATATTGCAGGTCGTGCAGCTATGGCTCAACCAGAGTTAGAGCTTAGAGCAAGAGCGCAACAAGCAGGATTGCTTGGTGGTCAGCTAGAAGATCAATATCGGGCGTTAGGTTTATTAGGTGGTGTTGGACAACAACAACAGCAACTACAACAAAGAGCTATGGATCAAGCCTACAACGAATTCTTACGAGCTTCTGGTTATGGGCAACAACAACTTAGCACTTTGCTACAAGGTCTATCTGGCATGCCTGATTTAGTTAGTACAAGAACCAAACAAAAAACTGGCGTGGGTGATATCTTAGGCACAATTGCTGGATTATTTGGTTAGGAGTTAATATGAGTTTTGGAAAATTACAATCAATGGGTGGAAACTATGTTTCTCGACTTGGTGGTGCAGATATTCTCAGCCAAGATCAATTGCAATCATTGTCTCCACAAGAACTGCAAATCTATAACCAACAAAAAGAAATGTCTAAAACTGCTGGTATGCGTGAGTTAGCTTCAAGGTTATCTGATGCATTTGCAGGTCGTGACATTGTTGGTCGTGCTGCAATAAGAAGAGAAGATATTGAAAAAAAATCTGAACGCGATAGAAAATTAAAATTACAACAAGACTTACAACAAGCAATAGCAGATGGTGATATGGATAAAGCCTATGCAATTTCAGCAATTTTACAACCCGGATCAGTTGCACAAAACATTATTCAATCACAAGCAGGGCCTAGCAAAAAAGACTTACAACCACAAGTGTCATCGGATGGCACATACACTATTTTTCAAGATTATGATGAAGCTACCGGGCAAATCACTCCAAGGGTTGAGGTGAATCAAAGTGTGATTGATGCTCAAGAAGAAATAAGACAAGAAGAACAAAAATTAAAACCTATCCCAGCTTCAGCTTTAGAAAAAGAAGTAGAAAACAAATCTGTTATAAATTCTTTCCAATATCAAAATGAATTAATTGATAGTTTTATTGAAGAGGCAAAAAATGACAACTTACAATTTGGTATAGGTGAAGATATCCAAGATTTCTTTGGAAATTTAGGAGTTGGTGTGTCTGGAGAAACTAGCCAAAAAAGATTGGCAAACAAAAACGCTTTTGAAAGATGGAAACAAGGCTATGTAAATACAGTTTTACAAGCAGCTAAAGGCCCACAAACAGATGGCGATGCAAGAAGAGCATTAGAACAATTAAAATCTGCCAAGACCCCAGAGGCTGTAGTGTCTTTATTACAAGATATAAAAAGAGCTAATGAAAATGAAATTAAGTTTAACAAATCATCTATAGACACAAGAAGAACAAACTTTGGGAAAGATCCAGTTTATGGTGGCGTTACATTTAAAATAATAGAAAAATAATGAAAATTGAAATTGAGGGCATTGGAATAGTAGAAGTTCCTGATGAGTTTGGTGACCTTGATTACAGTGCGCAAGAAAATTATGTTGCTCAAATTAAAGAGCAAATAAACGCAGAAAAATCCTCTGAAGAAGATATAGAAATAGAATCTGATGCAGAAGAGTTGTCACTTTTAGAAAAATTACAAGGCGGTGCTAGAGGATTTGCACAAGGCTTAACTTTTGGTTTTGCTGATGAAATAGAAGCTGGTCTTAAAACTGGTGGTGGTTTTTTAGGTGATTACAGCAAATCTGTTAAACAAATCAGAGATGATATTGATGAGGTTAGAAGAAAAGCACCAGGTCTAGCACTAGGATCTGAATTAACGGGTGCAGTTTTACCATCATTAGCGGCAGGTTTATTTAGTGGTGGCACAGGAACAGTAGCAGGTTTAGGAGCTACAGGCGCAAGAGTTGCATCAGGTGCTGCTAAAGCACAACAAGCTGCTAAAGCAGCTGTTGGTTTAGATAAAGCAAAAAAAGCAGAAGCTGTTACAAAAGCTGTCTCAGACCCAAGTTTATTAAGAAGTATTGGCAAGGGCGCAGGTATTGGCGCAGGATATGGTGGCTTATATGGTGTTGGTACTGCCGAAGGCGGTTTAGGCGAAAGAGCTATTGGTGGTGCAACAGGCGCAGCATTAGGTGGTGTCACTGGTGGAGCTGTTCCTTTGGTTGCACAAGGTGGGTTAAAAACTTTACAAAATATTGGCAAATCTTTTGGCGTAGGTGGACAAAAAGCAGCCGAACAATTTAGTGATGTAAAAATATTACAAGCATTGGAAAGAGATGGTTTGTCTCGACAGGGAGCAATTGAAAAATTACAGTTAGCAGAAAAGCTAGGTCAGAAAGATTTACTCATTGCTGATCTTGGAGAAGATTTAGCACAGCTTGGTTTTGCATCACAAGCAATTGCAGGTGGGGCAAGAAAAGAAGTTTCAGAATTATTAGAGGGCAGGGCTATGAGCCAAGCAGAAAGAATATCTGATGATTTAATAGACCAATCAAAACTTAAAGGGCCATTTTCAACAGAATATGTTGATGAGTTGGCAAGGATACAAGAAGCAGCGGCAGGGCCAGCATACAGACAAGCTTACAAAGTTAATATCCCAGCTAATACAAAAATTACTCGTAAAAATTTAAAAGGTCAAACCGAAAGTGTTGCACTAAGCGATTTGTTTACTGGCCCAAGAAAAGATGTGATTATTATGGCTTCGAAACAAGGTAAAAAAATATTAGGTGCTAGGGGCGAGACTGTACCAGATTTAAGCAAAGTATTAAAAGACGATAAGCTTTTAGAAGAATTTTTAAGCAAACCTATACCAACACAATATCTTCATGCTATTAAAAAAGGTTTAGACGATATTATAGAAAAAGGCACAGATTCTTTTGGTAAAGTAAATTCTTATGGTGCGGCTGTAACTGATGCAAAAGTTATACTTAATAAATTAATAGAAAAGAAAAATCCAGCTTATGCTAAAGCAAATAAAGATTTTTCTGACATAGCAAGACTTAAAGATTCTTTCAATTTGGGTTTAGGTAATAAAAAAATGTCTACTAGCCAAATGGCAAAAATTTTAAAATCATTAAACGAATCAGAAAAAGAAGCATTTAGAGTTGGGTTGGTTGCAAGAATGAAAGATCAATCTCTCAAAGCTGTTGATAATGCAGATTTTACAAAAAGAATATTTGGTAGCACAGAAAAAAGAAGTTTAATACGCATGGTTTTTCCTAAAACAAAAGAGGGAAAAGAGGCTTATCAAAACTTTGAAAAAATTATAGATTTTGAAAAAGCTAAAGTTCAAACAAGAACTAAGGTAACAGGTGGCTCTCCAACCGCAGCAAGACAAGAAGCGATAAAAGAGGCAGCAATAGATCCAACGCTAGGCGTTATTGGTAGAGCAATAGCTGGTGATGTTCCAGGCGCAGCTAGACAATCATTAGCTGCAATTGGCGCGAGAGCTGGTGGATTGAGTCCTGAAGGTGCAAACCAAATAGCTAGAAAATTATTTTTAATGAAACCAGCAGATCAAATGAAGTATTTACAACAACTTGGTCAAACAGAAAGAAAACTAATAGAGCAATCTATGAGAGGTATAGGACTACAAACAGAACTAACAGCTGGTGCTGGAATGTTACCGGGTTTGCTTACAGACTAACCCATGCCCCTTGCAACAGAACGCGTTGGTCGTTTTGGTGAATATCTCACAGCAGCAATCCTCTCTCAAGTTTCTGATACAGTAACGATTGTTCCCCACAACGCATCCGCAGACATCATCTTTGAACACAACTTAAAGCTCTATAAGTGCCAAGTTAAAACACAATCTGTAATAGAAGAACGCAGAGGTAATTGGCGGTTTGATATGCGTAAAGGTCAACACGCAAAACATAGACAATACAAAAATAACGAGATAGATGTGTTTGCGTTTGTAGCTGTACCGCATAGAAATGTAGTTTTCTCTAAACCCTTAGAACAAGGCCAGCTAACCATCAACGATGAACACATGAAGAACAATGATGCTGTCAAGAACATCAAAGACATACTTAAAGATTTGCAATAAAATACAAAACTCCTTAAACTACACTAATACACTATAGGGAGATAGTATGACACTTAACGAATTATTTGATTTATACACAAAAGATCTAAACAGGCGTGGTGCTAAGACTGTTAAACGCATTAAACAGTTTTACGACAACGACATCCGATTAGCTATTGGCGATAGAGAGATAAACAGCATCATCAGAGGTGACATAGCACAGCTACACTTCGATGTGTCTGAGAGATCTCCTTATACCTCCAACAAATGTCTCTCTATCCTCAAGGCTATGTTTAACTTGGCTATTACTTTTAGCTACATAGAAAACAACCCGGCATTAAATATTGGTAAGAATCGTGAGATTAAACGCAAACGCTATTTGACCAACGAGGAGCTGATCGCCATTACCGAGCAGCTTGATCGTTTGGGCCATAAGGCCAGATACAAACAAGGTTGCAACTTTTTATGGATGCTGATTTATACTGGTGCGCGTGTGGGTGAGATTAGAAACGCCAAGTGGTCTGATATTAAAGGCAATGCGTTGGTGATTAAAGATCACAAGACCGATCATTCAGGCGAGGATCGTATTATCTTTATTACTCCCGGGGTGCAAAAGATATTAGATAAGTGTGAGCGCGTGGGGGAGAGAATCTTTGACATAGACTCACCCAGATATGTATGGGATGTCATACGCAAAGAGGTTGGGTGCGAGGATGCTAGGCTGCATGACATCAGACACTCGTATGCCTCATGGTCATTAGAGAAAGTTAATCTATCAGAGGTTGGTAATCTACTAGGCCACTCAGATGTAGCGACCACTCAAAGATATGCACACATCCATAAAGAGAAAGCGATAGGCAACGCTAATGTTGTGAGCCAACACATTCATAGCATCGTATCTAATAGATAATTATAAGTTATTAATATCTATACAAACATCATCCTTATTAGCGGTGTGAATACCTAGTTTTAATAGGTATTCAGCAACGCTGTGAGGGTCTTTGTTTGCTGTACGACAAAATTCAATAAAGTCAGACACTAAAACTCTGTCTATATAGACAGGTTTTCTACCATTTCTTTCTTCAAGAATTGGATCGTCAAAGTCTGCTAAATTCATATTCATACCTCGTTACAAATTTTCGTAATGTTCTATTAACTTATTTAAGTACCACCTGGCTTTTTCTAAGTCCTGAATGTTTGCATCCTTGTACTTATGCCTGTGTATATACTTAATTATCGAGCCTTCTAAATAAGATGGAAACTGATCGCCTAATTGTTGCTTGATGTAGTCTATACACTCCAAGCCACCCTCGTTGTAATGAGGCGGGTGATCCACCATATCGTTCTTTACATTATCCCATTGTGTTGGGGTTGCATTATCTATACTCATATTTCATCTCCAAATTAATAAATACTTGATAATGATAGTGGATAAGCGTATATTAGTCTACAGGTAAATCAAAGCAGGGAGAAAAATGCATACTGATAGAAAATTTATTGACACAAAAGAACTAGCTAAAAGGTGGGGTAGAAGCTCCAGAACTTTAGAAAATTGGCGTGGTAAACAAGTTGGCCCTACATATTACAAGATTGAAGGTAAAATACTTTACGACATAGAAGATGTAGAAAACTTTGAGACTGGTTCAAGGGTGTTATACAGTGCCTCACGCGATATTTAGTCCCTCATCATCTGACCGATGGTTTAACTGCCCGGCAAGTGCGTACCTAAATTATTCAGCAGAATACTCAGTCAATATCGCAGCAGCTACCGGGACATTGATTCATGAGATGTGTGAGATGTTATTAAAAGGCAGACTCAAAGATATTACTTTAGAAGAGTATTGGCTCGGTAAAGTTGTTGATATAGAAGATTTCCAAATAGAAGTAACTGAAGACATGGTTAGGTGTGCTGAGACTTATGTTGAATACATCTTTAAAAGAAAAGAAGAGCTTAACGCTACTATGGTTATTGAAGAGAAAGTCTACATGGATGAAATCTCTGATAAATGTTTTGGTACTGCTGACTGCATTTTGATAGCCAAAGATCGTATCTGCGTTATAGATCTTAAATCTGGTAAGTGGCCTGTTGAGGCTGTTAAAAATAAACAGTTAAAAATTTATGCTATTGGTGCTTTTTTAAGATATGGCGATCAAAATGCAGATATAACCATTGAAATGACTATTGTCCAACCAAGATTAAAAAATGCTATTAAGACACATGAAATTTCTTCTCCCAATCTAATGCATTGGGCGGACACAGATTTGAAACAAGCAACTGATGCTTGTGACGAAGAAAACCCACAACGAGCCGCGGGAGACCATTGCAGATTTTGTGCTGCAAAGGCGGATTGTGATGAATATAAATCTAAGCTAGGAGATAAATATGGCTGAAGAAAATAAAGAACTAACCTTTACCTTTAATGAGGATGGTAAAGAGTACAAAGTAGAAGACTTGTCTGAAGAGAACAAGATTCTATATAACAAAGTGACCCTTGTGAACCAACAAAGACAAGAGGTTATTGCTAACGCTAACTTTGAAGTTGAGAAGTTAGAGATACTTGGAAGGCACTACAGCAACGCTTTAAAAGAGGCTGTTGAGGGTGATGATACTAAAGTTGAGGTAGCCAAATGAGTGTATTAGATAAAGTATTATCCAAAGCAAAAATGAAACCACCGATTATTTGCTTGTATGGTATTGGTGGTATTGGTAAAACTACATTTGCATCAAAAATGAACAATCCAATCATTATTCAATGTGAGGATGGAATCGGTAAGATTGAATGTTTTCATACTGATGTACAACAAACCTATGCTGATTTTGAGAAATATCTTTTGGCATTACTTGAAGAAGACCATGATTATAAAACTGTTGTTGTGGACAGTTTGGATTGGTTAGAAAGATTAATTAATGACCATGTGTGTAAAGAGAATGGATGGGCGGATATCTCTGCACCTAGCTTCGGAAAAGGATTTGGAGCTGCACTTGTGGTTTGGAAAAACTACCTAGATATTCTTAGCAGACTTCGTAATGAAAAGGGCATGACAATTATGCAAATTGCACATCACGAAGTTAAGCGTCATGAAGACCCATCAAGCGATCCAATTGATAAAAATGGCATCAAGCTGTATAGAAAAGCAGCTGACTTGGTGGTTGAACACGCTGATTGTGTTTTCTTTGTAAAGTATAAAACTGGTACTGTGCAAAAGAAAAATCCTAAAGGTGGTATGTCTACACAAGTATTGCAAGGCGAGAGAAAAATTTACACACAAGAAGGACCTGGGCATCATGCCAAGAATAGATATGGTCTTCCTAGTGAAATGGATTTTGATTGGCCCACGATTCGTGAGGCGATGATAAAGTGAGTATATTGGGAGAAGTTGAGGAAGGAAAAATGTTACTTGGAGAGATCAGAGAGAAGCTTAATGCTTACATCGATAAAATTAATCCAGATGATAATTCTTTACCTCTTGATGGACTACATTGGTTTATCTCAATTGAGGCGGACTGTGAGGATTTAGTTGGACACTTGTCTGACTACAATTCTTATGATCCAGGTTAATTTTAATAAAAGGAAAAAAAATGGTTGATATAACAGAATATAACAATGGCAACGCTTTTGATGTTGGTGAAGAAAATACTGGGGGTAACAGTTTAGAACCCGGTAGATATAATATGCATTATGCAGGGGCAGAAGTAATCAGTGGTAAAAATGGTTGGGAGGCAATAAAAATGTCTTTTGAAATTGATGGTTCTACCATCACAGTTGATACAACCTTTACCATGAAACTGGAAGGAAGTGATCCTGTAAAGTCGCAGAAAGCTATGGAGATAGGAAACATATCACTATCGCTTTTACTCAAAGCTATGGGCGTTACATCCATGAAAAATACTGATGAGCTAGTAGGTAAATCAGTTTCAGGACAACTCATTAGAGACCCTGACAATGAGCGTTATCTCAAGATAGACCAAAACTACGGAAAGAATTGGCAACCTGTCGAAGAGGCTAAAGCACCTACACCTGCGGCTAAACCTGTAGAGGAAAATAAAGAAGACGATCTTGGCGACAAGATCCCTTTTTAATCCATTAGTATCGAAACCCTCGTTGTGTGCTTACTGTAAAGCACCAGCGAAGGGTTTTGTTTATGGTAGGGATGAAACATGGTTTGGTGCGTGTAGCATGGCTCATTTAAAGAAAGTGCGCGAGGGTGAGAGACTCAAGAATGTTGCACAGATGAGCGATGAGGGTTTAGACTACGCAATCAAACAAACTAAACACACCTATCTCACGATAGCCAAGGACACAGGTTCTTATGTTATGCACGAATGGGATAGAGAAAAGAGAGAGTTGCTTTTTGGTAAAGCAATAAGGGAATACCTAAATTGGGCCAATGAACAAGCCGAGACAGGACAATTAGAGAGAACACTAAGAGATGGATCTGACTAAATATTATGGAGAGAAAGGGTTAGTCATAGATAAGAATTTTACTTTTGCCATTCAAGGCAACAGTACAGATGATTTAATGCGAGAGATGAACAACCAAGGTTTGGTTGTCAACCACTTAGATTTAACGGGTGCAGTCGTAAGAGTACCTGTTAGAGCAGCACCAAGCATCAAGCCTGATACCGGGAATCAAAAGTCTGGTTGGTATGTATGCAACGAGTTATCTGGTAATTACTTTGCAACCTATGGCAATTGGCGCACAGGCGAACAACACAAATGGTCTAGTATCAATACCAATGAATTAGCACCTGTAGACCGACAGGCT